GAGGGAAGGGGGCGAGAGATGCCTGACCTTGCGAAGCACTACAGGGAAGCGATCGAAGGGAAGGCTCTTTACTCAGTCGCGGTGCGCTTCATGCCGTGGAGCCGGTTCGAGTTATCGAACGGGATGCCGCTGACAATGCCAACGCCGCACTGTGTTGGGTGCCTGATGGTATTCGACGATGAGGAAGAGGCAAAAGAGTGGGCCGATGGAGGGCAAGTCATTCACCTACTCACCGAGGAGACAGGAGGTGGGTCTTGACCCTCACCATCGCACTCCCCGGCTTGCCGCCGTTCTCGTGTTCTCAGAACGCACGGCTGGACAAGTACGACAAGGCCCGGGCAATTATCGANNGCAGCCATCGACGCGCGCAATCGTAGCGAGTGCCCGGGGAAGTGGAATGACATTGACTACGCGCGGGTGGACGTGACATTCGTGGTGCCAGACAACCGGAGGCGCGATAAATCCAATTTGTCTAGTGCCTTTAAGCCAGCTCTCGATGGCATTGTGGACACCGGCATACTCGTAGACGACTCGTGGCAGCACTGTGACGACCAGTACCACGTGAGGCTGGAGAGGGGGCAGAGCATGACGATTGTGGAGATAGAGGAGGCGAAATGAAGGTATTGGTGACGGGTAACTACGTAGTAGACGAGTTTGGGGCCGCACAAATCGACAGCTTCGAGGAAGTCGACATCCCTGATGGGTGTGTGTTGGCGGTGGTGGAGAAGATTCCAGAACCAGACGTTGACGGCGGCGATGTCAAGCTATTCCAGCGCGCACTCTCGTGCGATGAAATCAAGAAGGTCTTCTGGGCAATGCGAGGCTACCGCCGCGTCATTCAGGAGGTCAAACCATGACCGATCAAGACGAGCGAACAATCTACGAGTGGGCGTATCCCGAACTGAATGGCAAAGCGTGGACGCTGCTTCGCGAAGAATGGAGTGATGACGGCAGGATGATGCCCCAGTTGCAAGTCGAGGGCCAACTAGGGGGCACGTACACTTCGTCTCTAGATATGAACTTCGCCTTTGACGTGTGCATACCACGGCTCAATGCGGATAGTGTTAGTGTCACATTCACGAACTGTGACGATGCTGGACGATGGCATCTGATAGATTGGGAGTGTGGCGACAAGGTGGACATGGGAGATTACGAAGCGGCCAACTTCTACGACGCATTGCTGGCTTACATCGAGGGGGGCTTGTGATGGATGGAATACGGATACATGACGTGACCTTGTTTTTGACAGAGGTGCCCTATCGCAAGGGGCTGGCATTTGCCTTTCAGGACGGCGGCACGTTCTACCCCGTGGCTTACGTGAGCAAGAAGCACGAGGCGCGAGCGCGAGAGTACTGGCAGCGGTTCCTCAATGGCGAGACGGCGCAGGTGGTGAAGTGAAAAGCAGGCCACGCGGCAAGCACGCTCGTGGCGCTGAATTGAAGCGCATCACGCCATATCTCTGCCAGAGGGCTGGCGGCTTCTGGCTCGGCTGGAACGTCGTACCTCATTCAATTGACTGTCGGTGCGAGATATGCGGCGCGTGGCTTGGTGATGTGGTGTGGCATCGGGCGCACATCAACGAGCGGAAGTCGGAGAAGGATGACAACATCAACAACATCATCATCGCAGGGCCATGCTGTCATAACCATGACAGGTGGCCTGACGGAGGCCTGCGCTCTGGAACCGAGGAAGCATTGAGAATCGTGAAGGAGAAGAATCACGGGAGGCAGTAATGCAGATTATGATATGTGGAATCAAGCCTGACGACGAGGGGCTATCATCTCAGAGGGGTAACGGGATACAAGCCAGGGCATCAATCGGCATGGTCTCTGGAGGGCAGGCAATACCACTGGAAGGGTTCAAGCACATATACAAACACCGCAAGCGTCTGAATATGAGAACCATCAACCGCATTGCCAACGAGACCGGAACCGAGGTATTCTCAATCGTGGTTATGCTCGCCCCCAAGAGGCCGGATGATATAGGTTGGCTGGACCAGGGAACCGGCGAATCAGAGTTCAAGCGGGAGTGACGAGCCGCTGGATTTGTGGAAGGAATTGAGAGAAGTCAAAGGAGATGGCAATGAGGCGTAACATGGATTTGATTCGATTGATTGCATTGGGGCGCAGCACATTCGAATATCCACCAGAGGTCGTTGACAAGCACGTGGCCTTGATGCACGAAGGTGGCTTGCTGGGGAACGGCGGGCTAACCTTCAAGGGGCAGGACTTCGCTGACCTTGCAAACGATATTGGGTGGGCGTGGGCGAAAGAACGCGTGGAGAAAGTTGGCGGGAGTTCGTCGTTTGATGTGTGGATGCTGCTGCTTCGCAATTATCACGAAAGGGAGTTGCATGAGATTTGACGGGGTAAGTCTAAACATGAACCAAGTGACGATGATGGTGCGCATCAAGGGCTACAGGCGATTCAGGGCGCGGTGCTTTATTGCCGTGTTGCTGATTCGGCTTGCAGCGCGAATCCTTGGAACCGGAATTAGAATCGAGGACTGACATGGACGTTCGACAGATCGCAGTCAAAGACCTCCACGAGTGGGAGAGGAACCCGAGGAAACATGACGTCGACCGGCTGGTGAAGTCAATCGAGGCGTTCGGATTCCGGGCGCCTCTTGTGGTCAACGAGACGCCTAACGGCTATGTCGTCGAGGCGGGGCACGGAAGGCTCAAGGCGGCTAAGAAGCTGGGCATGAAGACTCTGCCATGTGTCGTCGTGTCGGATGACGAGAGAACTGCGGCGGCATTTTCGATTGCCGACAACCGTCAACAGGAGTTGACTGAATGGCAGCTACCGGATTTGAAGGACATTCTCCAAGATCTTCTAGACCTCGGCGACATGAACATGGAGGCAATCGGCTACACGGAGAAGGAACTTGAAGACCTGATGACACAGTTTCATCCTGACGAGCCAGTGCAAGAACAGCCAATCGAGCCGAAGACGATAACTTGCCCTGCTTGTGGACATTCATGGCAGGCGTGATAACATAAAGCTATGGCAGGTGGCAGACCGCCCAAGCAAATCAACTGGGTAGAGTTCGAGAAGCTCTGCCGCATCCAGTGTTCGTTGCAAGAGATGTGCTCGTGGTTCGGGGTCACTGAGAAGACACTGGAGCGGAAGGTCAGAGACAATTACGGCGAAGGTTTCTCCCAAGTATTCGCCAAAAAGCGCGTCGGCGGGCTCGTCTCACTCAGACATAACCTGTTCAAGCTCTCTGAGAAGAACGTCGCCGCTGCGATATTCCTGTCAAAGAACTACCTCGGCATGAGTGACAAGGGCGAGATTGACATCACGTCGGGCGGCAAGCCTATTGGCTATGACATCAAGATACCAAACGACATCATCACTGAGGCAGCAGCCATCGTCAGGGCAGCAGACGAGTCGTAGGCTGCACCTGAAACTCACACGGTACATCCCACACGTACCGACGGCTAAACAGTGCGCGTTCCTCATGGTCGACGACCTCGAAGTGTTCTTTGGCGGCGCAGCCGGCGGTGGGAAGTCTGACGCCCTTCTCATGGCAGCACTCCAGTACGTCGACATCCCTGGCTATTCGGCAATCCTGTTTCGTCGAACGTATGCCGACCTATCGCTTCCCGGGGCTCTTATGGATAGAGCTGCGGAATGGTTACAGCCAACAGACGCAGAATGGTCTGACAAGGCGAAGACGTGGAGATTCCCAACAGGGGCCACTGTGACGTTTGGCTATCTGGAGAATGAGGCCGACAAGTTCCGCTATCAGTCAGCCGAGTTCGGCTTCGTCGGGTTTGACGAATTGACTCAGTTCACGGAATCGCAGTACCGCTATCTATTCTCCAGGCTTAGGCGGCTGAAGACTAGCGATGTTCCTCTCAGGATGCGGTCTGCATCTAACCCAGGTGGCATAGGGCATGATTGGGTCAAGCAGCGGTTCATCACCGAAGGCAAGTCGCATGGTCGTATGTTCATTCCAGCGCGCATGACAGATAATCCATACCTCGACACCGAGCAGTACGTATCAGGGCTAGAACGCCTCGACGCGACAACAAAGGCACAACTGAGAGACGGAGATTGGTCAGTTCGTGACTCAGGAACCAAGTTTAGACGTGAGTGGTTCGAGGTTGTAGACGCCGCTCCTGTTGATTGTCGCCGTGTTCGATACTGGGATATGGCGGCAACCGAGGCAAAACAGGGCAAGGACCCAGACTGGACCGCAGGTTGCCTCATGGGTATAGCGAACAATCAAACCATCTACATCATCGATATGCGCCGACTGAGAGGCACTCCGCTATCGAATGAGAAGCTCGTCCGTCAGACGGCGGAACTGGACGGGAAGCATACTGCAATCAGGATGGAGCGTGAGCCTGGAAGCTCAGGAGTAAAAGCAATCGACGACTATTCACGCCGTGTTCTGATGGGTTTTGACTTCAGGGGCGTCCCGTCGACTGGCTCGAAAGAAGTCCGCGCGAACCCACTTAGTTCCCAGGCGGCAGCCGGCAATATCAAACTGGTACGCGGTTCATGGATCGGTGACTTCTTAGATGAAGCAGAGTCGTTTCCGGCTGGTTCACATGATGACCAGGTTGATGCAGCATCCGGGGCGCTGACAGAATTGACGGCAGTGCGCAAGTTCCTCATCGGTTGACACCACTGTACATAACGAATTACCATGGAGGTACGCACATGGGACTCGCCGACCTTCGGGTGAAAGCAGCCATGGCACTACTGCCGTCGTCCAGGCGGCGATTCGTTTCTGACCGTACCCCAAACATCCCCATCTACTCAGATATGACTGTATCCCGTGCCACGAGGCAGGGGTACAAGGTCTCAGTCTACGTCTACCGCTCCGTCAGAACCATCATACAGGCGTGCTCCGCCATTCCGTGGCTGGTGGTGGACAAGGACAACGAGGAGATACCTAACCACCCGTTCACATTGCTCATGCAGCATCCCAATCCAGAGTTCTCAGGGCAGGACATGATTGAGTTCCTCGTTGCTCACCTGGAGTTGTGCGGTAACGCGCTCTGGCAGCCTGTCATGGTGAATGGTCTCCCCAGGGAGATATGGCCGGTCATGCCGGACATAGTCAGCCCTATCCCGTCAGATGTTCAGGGAGAGTGGCTGAAATCGTGGGAGGTCCGGACCCAGGACGGACAATTCCATGTTCCCCCAGAGACGTTCGTCCATTTCATGCAGGTAGACCCAGGGAATCCGTACTGGGGCATCGGTCCGTTGATGGCTGCGGCCAAGACGATTGACACCGACAACGAGGCTCAGGATACACAGAAGGTCTCGATGCAGAACCGCGGCACCCCGTCAGGCATATTCAGCCACGACGCACCACAGACAGAGGAGCAGTTCGAGGAAGCCAACCGCAGGGTCCAGGAAATATATCTCAGCAAGTCACGTAGGCGCGCCCCTTGGGTTCTTGGTGCTGGGGTGAAGTGGCAGCAGATGGCGATGACACCAGTGGAGATGGACTACGTCGCCTCCCGCCTACGAGGACTCAGAGACATCGCCGGAGCCTTCGGTATATCTCCGATATTCCTTGGCGACATGCAGCAATCGACGCTGGACAACATGCGTCAGTCAAGACTCGGATTGTATGAGGACGTGGTCATTCCGCTACTGGATGACATCAAGGCAACGCTGAATCTGAAACTCGCTCCGTACTATGGTGACATCACCATCACCTATGACACGTCGAACGTCTCAGCGCTGAGAGAAGGATTCGGAGCTAAGGTCGAATCGGCGTACCGCCTCTGGTCAATGGGCGTCCCTATGCAGCAGGTATCAGACAAGCTGCAACTTGGGCTGTCGGAATATCCGGGATGGGATGCGAGCTACCTCCCGCTGACGCTGCAATCAACTAAGTCCGCCCCGACCTACAGGGTCAAGGCAGATGTGTCAGAGCAGCAGAAAGCCGCACTCTGGACGCAGATGGACCGCCGCAGGGTTGCATGGTGGCCGGTCATCGCGAAGCGGATGCAGCTACTCTACGACGCGGAGAGAGACGCGGTGCTATCAGGGGCGTTGTCAGACGCTACCGCGCAGGCGGCAGTGCAGTCGCTGGCTCCCCAGTGGGAGAAGACAGTTCAAGGCACCTTCTACACACTCCTCGAAGACTTCGGAAAGGACGCGGCGCAAAGCCTTGGCGCTACCAAGAGCTACAAGTGGGAGTTCAATCCCATGAACGTCACCCTGGCTGAGTGGGTCAAGGAGATGGCCGCCTCAGAGGTCGTGACCATTCTGGCTACGAATCTCTCCGATGTGCGTAGGGTCTTAGAATCCGGACTCGCACAGAACCT